CGAAGGTATCATCGAAGCTGGCTATGTTGAGCTTGCTGAAAAGATGGGTGCATATCGGCAAGCAATGTCGATGAAGCGTGAAAAGATTACTGATAAAACAGTATTCATTGCTAAAAAGCGTTACATCATGAATACTCTTAACTCAGAAGGCGTTCATTACGATACTCCAAAAATTTCTGTAACAGGTCTCGAATCAGTTCGTTCTTCTACTCCAGAAGTATGCCGCGATAAACTTAAAGACTCTTTTAAAGTTATTATGAATCAAGACGAACAGGCTGTTCAGCAGTTTATTGAAGACTTCCGACAGGAATTCTTTAAGTTAACCGCTGAAGATATTGGTCGTAACTCTGGCACAGACAACATTGACAAGTATATTGATCGTACAAACGGTTACAAGAAGGGTTGTCCAATGCACGTTCGTGGTGCTATTTTGTACAACAACCATCTCAAGCAAAAAGGTCTAGATAAAAAGTTTAGGTCTGTTGTTGGTGGTGATAAAGTTAAGTATGTTCATCTTAAAACTCCAAACCCTATTCGTGAAAACATTATCGCATTTCCAGGCGTGTTACCAAAAGAGTTTGCGCTTGAAAAATACATTGACTACGAAACACAATTCGAAAAAGTGTTTCTTAGTCCGTTACAATCGATTCTCGAAGCTGTTGGTTGGTCTGCAGTAAAAATTTCAACACTTGACGATTTCTTTGTCTAACAAGTTGACATTACGTATAGCTTGTGTTATTATAGATCATAAGCTACATATTTTAAAGTAAGGATATATCATGGAAAATTGGGCTACAGATCTTAGCAAGATCAACATGTCGCGTAACAAAAATTGGGCGAACGACATTAATGCAATGCACCACAAATTTGGTGTTAAAGAATGGTTCGAAGCCAATAAAAGCAATAAAGAACTTATGGCAAATTATCTTACTTTCCGTTTGAATATGTGCCTAGAAGAATTGCTTGAAACTGCAAATGCTGCAGATCTTGATCTTGGTATTAATGAAGATGGTAAATTTGCTTTCATGGGTGATGCATCTAAAACTGATCCAGAAGAAATTGTAGATGGTCTTATTGATCTTTCTGTTTTTGCTGTTGGTACACTTGATGTGTTTAATGTTGATGCTAATAAAGCATGGGATAATGTTTATAAAGCAAACATGAACAAATCTACAGGAGTTAAACCAGGACGCCCTAACCCGTTTGGTCTACCAGATTTGATTAAGCCATCAGACTGGGTTGCACCTTCTCATAAAGGTAATCACGGAGATTTTTAATTCCGTAAATAAATATATTCATGCACAATGAGGAGGTTACATAATGTCGAATAAATTAAAAGAGCTTACTTGGGCTCACCATCAATCTGCTGAACGCAGAGCTTTTGCTAGAGAACTAATGGGTGGTAAAATTGATCCAAAACTTTACCACAAGTTTCTCACATGTCAATATATGAACTATGCAGTTCTAGAAAAACATACAAAAATCCCAGTAAACTTAAACTCTATTAAGAGAGCGCCTCGTATTTTTCAAGATATTCGCGAGTTAGAAACATTGTTTGGTTTTGAACCAGACGGTAAATTCCCGCCATCTGTTGATGAATATGCTGCTCATGTTACTGCGCTTGCGGAAAAAAATGACAACCAATCTCTACTAGCTCATATGTATGTTCGCCATTTTGGTGAGTTGCATGGTGGCCAAATGATTAAGAAAAAGATTCCAGGTAATGGGATTATGTATGAATTTGACGGTGATACTAAAGTTCTAATTGAAGAATTTAGAAAACTACTTAATGATGACATGGCCGATGAAGCAAAAATCTGTTTTGATTTTGCATCAAAATTGTTTGATGAATTATCTCTGGAAATCAAAGAATAATTTTTTGTTGACACACTCACACACTAGTATATAATCTTTATATGGGACAATAAAATAAGGAGAAATCTTATGCAGTTTGAAGATGAAACCGTATCGTTCGAAGAACTCGAACTAATTAAAAATACAGCAAAAGCCAATAGATTGTTGCGAAGCGAATCTGCAAGAACGAAGCGAAAAGAATTAAAGCAAATTCGCGAAACTAAAATTCTCAATGAATGGGCTAGACAACGTAGAGAGCGTAAACAAAATGCAAAACAAAATCACAACACTTAATGTAGAAGAAGATCCTCTTACTGGGGATTTTTTTCTGCAGCTTACAGATGAAATATGCGAAGAGCTAGGATGGACCGTTGGTGATACTCTTATATGGGAAGAACTACCAAACAATTCTTGGTCAATAAAGAAAAAAGATAATGTACCCGCTGTGGAATAGATTAAACGAATATGCTGAGTATATTAATAGCCGCTTTAATGATAAGTTTCAGCGTTATGACAATCCAAAGTATACTGAAGATCTTCATTTTAAAGATTGGAATGATACTTTCTGGAAATCGGAATTAATAGATAAAGCACATCTTAAAACTATTGCACCTAAAGACGGCAAAGGTTTGTGGTTAATGCATATTAATATTTTTCCAAAAACAGGAATTGAACTTCCTGTTCTAGGTTTTGATATTGTAGCAGGTCCTAAAAAGATTACGGGTTCTTTTATGGACTTTTCTCCATTACATGGTTTTTCACATCCATATACAAAATATATGGAGACAAAGGTAAAAGATCTTGAATGGAATAAGCAGAGAGAATTGCCACCTTGGGCTAAAGAGATTTTTTCAGAGAACATGATTGCGGTTGGCAATATTAATACTGAAGAAGAATTAGAGCAATTTATTAAAGTAACGAGTGATTTACTTAATTACTATTTGGATAACTTAGAAAAAGATGCTGTTAAAGCTGAACGCGATACTAAGCCAATTCTAAATAAGTATTGTTCTAACCAAAAGCTAAATCCTCATTTGCATAGATCTATTCTTGCTATGGGAATTTCTGAAGAAGATAAAAACCTATACGTAAATAACGTATTGTTTGAGGAATTATAAAATGAAAATTGCAGTATGCTCTGATGTCCATTTAGAATTTGGACCTATTACACTTCAAAATACTGAAGGCGCTGACGTGTTAATCTTGTCGGGTGACATCTGTGTCGCTAATGATTTGAATGATCGTGCAGATCCTGCAATTCTTGGCATGACAAACAAGAGTAATATCTATCATGACTTCTTTCAGAATTGCTGCCGCGAATTTAAGCACGTTGTTTACATCTCCGGTAATCACGAGCATTATAACGGTGATTTTGCACTAACTTATTCTAGACTAAAAGAAAAACTAAGTTACTTAACTAACTTGCATATCCTTGAAAAAGAATATGTTACGTTTGATGATGTTACTTTTATTGCTGGAACTCTTTGGACTGATATGAACAAAGAAGATCCAAGTACTCTGTATGCAATTAAAGGTTATATGAATGACTATAGAATCATCAAAGATACTTCTACTCTAGTAACATACAAAGCTCATATCTTAAAAGATAAGCCAGTTGGAATGACTGACGAAGAATGGATTGCATTGCCTTATGATGAACGTCATACTGTTGAATTTAAGACGCGTACAGGATCATTCACGCCGACAAAGTCTGTTGAAGAACATAAAGCTATGTTAGACTTTATTGATGCAACCGTAAAAGGATTGCCAAACGAAAAGTTTGTAGTAGTTGGACACCATGCTCCTTGTAAGCTTTCAGTTAAGCCAGAATACGAAGATGACACGATGGTTAATGGTGCTTATTCTTCTGATTTGTCAGAGTTTATTCTTGATCGCCCACAAATTAAAGTATGGACACACGGGCATACTCATGACAAATATGATTATATGGTTGGTTCTACTCGTGTTATTTGTAATCCTCGCGGTTACATCAAATATCAAGAAATCGCAGATAATTTTGAATTACAATATTTTGAGGTGTAAATATGGTTGATATGATTAGTAGTTATGACGTCTTTACTAAACGTATGGAAGAAAAATATCCAAAAATGTTTTCTGGGCCGTATGGTGGCTTTTGTGTAGGCGAAGGTTGGTATCATATTATTGAATTACTGTTTGAGCATATTCAAACACATATTGATTGGAATAATGCACGAGCTGAAAGACATCCGGATCTTTGTTATAAACCAATTGAGCAAGTTGTAGTTGAACAAATTAAAGAAAAGTTTGGTGGCTTGCGCTTTTACTATAGAGGCGGCAACGATACTATTGCTGGTATGATTGCTATGGCAGAAACTTGGGCTGAACATACATGTGAAACTTGTGGTGATCTAGGTAAGCGTCGCTCAGGCGGTTGGATTCGTACACTATGCGATAAACATGAAGAAAAACGCCAAGCTACTATCTCTTAAGACGTGGGATGAATGGGAGTCTGACGGCTTCCATGTTATTCGTGGCCAAAGAGCTACGGCATATAACTCAAATAATAAAGCTTTATTTGATAAATCGCAAGTAACTAAAACTATTCATCATTCATACAATGAACGAAAACATGTTACTGAGGTAAGTCGCAATAGTGAACCAAAACCAGAGTATGTTTATTACGCCGATGGTTCTGGATATGTAAATTATGGCGGCCCATGTGGACCACTGTATTTTGATAGAAATGGAAACACATAATGAGATTCTGGACCATTGTTTATCCCGGTGATAACAACGAAGTAATTTACGAAACGTTATCTGACGCAGAGATTATTGCTACATACTGGAATCACTGGTACGGAAAAATGTGTGAAAAGTTTGGTAAAGACCATGTTGATGCGCATTACTGCAAGCAAGACTGTATTGACGACTGGACAGTTGTGCACTGGGCTGTGGAGAGTAAAGATGACTAAAATACAAGATTTGTTAAACCTTGAAGCAACATTGTCTAATAATGGACAAAAAGATTCTGAAGAATATCGTCAAGCGCATATTGAGATCAAGCAACTACGCGGTACTGAAGCCCCAGTTTGTTGGGGCGACGATGACTGCTCAACATTAATCTTGTCTCAATGTCCTTGGCGCATAGACTGCTATAAGGAATAAGTTTTGCAAAGAATAAATCGCGATGACACTGAACATGGTGTCGAATATTATAAAGCCAGCGAAGTAGATGATAAAATTAAATCTAATGCAGCTTGGGCGACTTTCATGTGCGCGCAATTGGTAGCAATCGAACGCGCCGAGTGCTCAAAGATTGCTAAGGGTTGGGTAAGACAATATGATGACGTTGCTGCGTCAATTTCTAGATCTATTGAAGCAAGAGGTAATGAGTGAACTGGGAAAAGCTACAATTTTTAATTACTTGTGTAATGTTTATAGCAACATTAATTGGATTTCTTGCAATAATATTTACATGGATTAGTGCATAAACTAGTTGACAGTTTATAGTTTTTGTTATATAATAGATATAACAAGTGGTATTGCCGCTTGATTGTTTAAACATAAAGGAAAAATAATGAAGAAGGGTACTATACCAAGAACTATTGTTACTGAAAAAGCTGGTAAACGCTTAGCAGTAGATTATTTTGAAACTACAACAGGTTCGGGCGTTCGATATTATGTTAATGACGTTCTTGTTGAAGAAAAACTTTTTGAAGGCAAAAGTATTCATTGGGCACAATCTGCGGCTCATCATTGGCTAGATGCTATTAAACCTCTAAACGGATAATATAATGGCAATTGTACCAAGAACACCAGAAAAAGTTCATCACGAAATCCAAGAAATGCTATCAAAAGGTGTAAATTATATTGATGCTCTTGTGGAGTATGCAAGAATAAATCATTTAGAAATTGAAACAGTTGCCGACATTGTTAAAAAATCTTCTATCTTAAAAGAAAAAGTAAGAAGCGAAGCAGTTGAATTAAGAATGGTATATGACGATGATCAAGACATCACAAAGTTATGCTAATGATGATTCATTTCATTGGTATGTAAAATACCTTGCAATGAAGAAACATTTTACAACTGATGGATATGATTATCACAAATATAATGGAAAAATAAGAGCATCATTTGACACGTTTAGAACTAGGAATGATGCTTACTTTTTCGAAAAGCTATCTAATAAAGAAAATCCAGAAAAGTTAATGGTGGCTAATATGGTCATCAAACCAAATGTCTGGATTCGTGAAATCGTAGAACAAGAAGGTGAAGATCGGTATATTGATTGGCAAAGAAAAATAGATTCTTTGTCTCGCGTCTTTAAAACAGATCTAAATCTTCTTGACGATAACTTTCAAGCTAATTTTACTTCAGTAAATGGACAACATCCTTTTATTATGACTATGTACTTACAGAAGAAAATCAGTCTTGAAACATTTAGTATCATTGCGAAAATATCTAATATTTTTCCTTATTGGGAAAAAGAAATAGTTGACAAAATCGTAGCACGTGATATAATTAGGCTAATAAAGAAGTATAAACCTTTTTTAGAAATTGATGAAAAAAAGTTTAAAGATATCGTACGTGAACGCTTTTTCTGATATAAATAAGATTATGCAATTAAAACCTGCATATAAATCGCAATACAACAACGCTATATACAGCAAAACTAGGAGATAATTAATATGTCATTTGACGCACTTAAAAAGAATCGTTCAGCCTCCCTCGGCAAATTGAACGCACAGCTCGAAAAAATCTCAACAAAGAGCTACTCAGATCCCAACGAAGGTAAAATGTGGAAACCAACCCGCGATAAAGCAGGTAACGGTTTTGCAATTATCCGTTTCTTGCCTGCTCCTAAAGGTGAAGAAATGCCATTTGTTCGCGTATGGGATCACGGTTTCCAAGGCCCAACAGGTCTCTGGTACATCGAAAACTCTCTCACTACCATCAATCAAGACGACCCTGTTTCAGAATACAACGGCAAGTTGTGGAATTCTGGCTTGGATTCAGACAAAGAAATTGCTCGCAAGCAAAAGCGCCGCCTGAAATACGTTGCTAACGTTTACGTTATTAAAGATTCTGGTAATGCAGATAACGAAGGCAAAGTATTCATGTTTTCCTTCGGCAAAAAAATCTTCGACAAACTTAACGATCTAATGAATCCACAGTTTGAAGATGAAGCACCGGTCAACCCGTTTGATCTTTGGGAAGGTGCTAACTTCCGTTTGAAAATCCGTCAATTCGAAGGATACCCAAACTACGATAAATCTGAATTTGATGCACCGGGTCCTTTGTCTGATGACGAAGCAGAACTCGAACGTATTTACAACTCAGAGCATGCATTGCAAGAATTGATTGATCCTAAGAACTTTAAGTCTTACAATGAGTTGAAAGCAAAACTTTACCGTGTTCTTGCTCTTGATGAAGAAGCTAGTGCTCCTTCTAAAGCAGCAGATGACAACGAGTTTGATCTAAGCAGCATGGGTAATTCAGAAAAGGCTGCTCCAACTCCTACTTTAAAAGAAGCAAAATCTACTTCTAAGAAACCTGTTATGACAGATGACGACGATGACGATCTTTCTATCTTTCAGGAACTAGCTAATGGCTAAAAAACCTCATGAAGAGGTTTTAGATTATGACTTTGGTTTCAGCTTCATCGACGAAGAACTTCAAGAAAAAGAAGCTGAGGCCAAAGAAACTATTCAAAAAGTCAGTAGCGAAAAAGAGACGTTAAAAGAAAAATTAACAGACACTCAAGTAACTATTGACGATTTAGAATATCGTCTAAATCTTCTATACAAATCCATTACGCCATTCTTAGACAACTTGTGTAAGAACCCAGATAAATCAACAATTTTCTGGCCTGATCGAGTTAAAAAGATTGAGGCGTATAAAAGTAAATTGCTTTCAATTGTAGAAGGAAAATAATTATGAGTCTATTAGACAAGCTAGTGAAGAACAGTACAATTAAGTTAACTGCTCAACTTTCTAAATCCAAAGTTTTCGGTAAGAAAGATATGGCACCAACACAAGTACCAATGATTAACGTCGCGTTATCTGGTAGAATTGATGGTGGTGTTGTACCTGGATTGCTCGTTCTTGCAGGTCCATCTAAGCACTTTAAATCGGCATTCGCGTTGTTGATGGCAGGCGCTTATATGCAACGAAATCCAGAAGCAATTCTTTTGTTTTATGATGCAGAATTTGGTACGCCTCAAGCGTACTTTGATTCATTTGGTATTGACGTAAACCGTGTTGTACACACACCAATTGTTAATGTTGAAGAACTTAAGTTCGATATTACTCAACAACTTGACAAAATCGAAAAAGGCGATAAAGTTATTATCGTTATCGATTCTATTGGTAACCTTGCTTCTAAGAAAGAAGCTGAAGATGCTCTTGAAGGTAAATCAGTAGCTGACATGACTCGTGCTAAAGCACTTAAGTCTTTGTTCCGTATTGTTACTCCGCATCTTAACCTTAAAGATATTCCTCTCATTGCAGTTAACCACACTTATAAAGAGATTGGTTTATTTCCTAAGGATGTCGTGTCCGGCGGTACGGGTATCTATTATTCAGCAGATTGCATCTGGATTATCGGTCGTCAGCAAGATAAAGTTGGTACAGAAATTCAAGGCTATCACTTCATTATCAACATTGAAAAATCTCGTTATGTTAAAGAGAAATCAAAGATTCCGATTAGTGTAAGCTATGAAGGTGGTATTGTTAAATGGTCTGGTTTGATGGATATTGCTGAAGCAGGTGGTTACCTTCGTAAACCAAAAGCTGGTTGGTATGAAGCAGTTAATCCTGCAACTGGCGAAATCTTGTCAGAAAAATCTCTTCGTGCAAAAGATGTTAATGATAACAAAGACTTTTGGATGATGATGTTTGAGAAGACTGATATTACAACTTATATTAAAGATAAGTTTACAGTTGGTGCATCTGGTAGTATTATGCGTGATGATTCAGAACGTGTTAGTACTATTGATGAAGATTATGAAGATGAAGACGAGTGATCAACTGTTGACAGTATTTGTAATGTATGTTATTATATAAGATAACATTGAATGTGTTGGCAGCTTCGGCTGCCAATTCTAATTTAGAACACGGAAATATCAAATGATTGAAAAAACAGTATTATCAAATCTCGTACTCAACGATACATTTTACCGCAAAGTATATCCATACATTAAAGCAGATTACTTTGACGATGGTTCACTAAGAAAAATCTTTGATACATATTCATCATACGTCGAAGAATACAAAGCACCGCCTTCTATTGAAGCGCTTAAGCTTTCTCTAGATAAACGTAAAGACCTTAACGAAGAGTCTTACAAAAATATTATGTCTGAAGTTGATAGCTTAGCTACAGACTCATCAACAAATATAGATTTCCTTGTATCAGAAACAGAAAAGTTTTGCCAAGATAAAGATCTATTCAACTCAATTCGCAAAGCTATTTTGATTATGGACGGTCAAGATAAAGAAAACGATAAAGGCTCTATTCCAGAGTTGCTTGCTGCTTCTCTGGGTATTAGCTTTGACAGCTCGGTAGGCCACGACTTTATTGAAGATGCTGAATCGCGTTATGATTTCTATCACCGCAAAGAAGAACGTATTCCATTTGATATTGATATTCTAAACAAGATTACTAAAGGTGGCTTACCTCGTAAATCTATGACTGTGCTGCTTGCAACAACTGGCGGTGGTAAGTCTCTATTGAAATGCCACTTTGCAGCAAATGCTCTTATGCAAGGTTTGAATGTTGTTTACATTACAATGGAAATGGCAGAAGAACGTATTGCTGAGCGTATTGACGCTAATATGATGGATGTAACTCTTGACGAGTTAAAGCTGTTGCCGCGTGATGTTTACGCTAAACGTATTGAACGTATTAGATCAAAGACTAAAGGTAAGCTTGTTATCAAAGAATACCCAACTGGTTCAGCTCATGCTGGTCACTTCAGACATTTGCTTAATGAACTGAAAATGAAACAAGGCTTTAAGCCTGATATTGTTTGTATCGATTACCTGAATATCTGTGCTTCATCTCGTGTTAAAGGTGCTGCAGCCGCAAACAGTTACACTCTTGTTAAGTCTATTGCAGAAGAAATTCGTGGTTTAGCTATGGAATATAACTGTGCAGTTATTACATCTTCACAGTTTAACCGTGATGGTTATGGAAACTCTGACGTTGATCTTACGAATACTTCTGAGTCTATGGGTATCACTCATACTGCCGATTGTATTCTTGGTTTAATTACTACTGAAGAACTTGATGGTCTTGGCCAGCTAATGCTTAAACAATTAAAAAATCGCTGGGGCGATATTAGTTTTTATCGTAGATTTGTTGTCGGTATTAATCGAGCTAAAATGCAAATCTATGAGCTTGAAGAAACTGCTCAACGAGGCATGACAGGTAATAGTGCTGCTAATACAGCATCATTCAGTAATTCGTCAAGAGATGATGATACTTTGCCATTCGACAAAACTGCATTTGGTCAAGGAAGTAAGAAGACATTGTTCTCAGCTGGTGGCATTTCTTAATATATAAATAAAGAAAAACCAACCAACTGAAAGAAAATGAAATCCTTTAAAGACTTTATTGGTGAAGAACTGGAGTTGCTTCTTATGAGCGTCGCGTCAGATAAGTATGAAAAAGATGTTGCAGATC